TGACGGTGCGGGGCTCGATGTACGTCTGCCTCGAGGATACAACGGGGCGGCCGGCGTCGGAGTCGAAGGCGTGGACGCTCTCAGTCAAGAGCGGACAGGACTCCCGCGGACGCTAGGCGATGGCAACCCTGGTCACGCTCGAGGAAGCCAAACGCCAGCTCCGGATTACCGACACGTTCCACGATGCCGAGGTCCAGGCCGTGGTCGATGACGCCGACGCGATCATCCGGCGCTACCTCAAGAAAGCGAACGATCCGCTCTGGAACAGTACGAGCGTGCCATTCGAAATTAAAGCGGCGGTCAAACTGATGATCGGGCACCTGTACGAGCACCGCGGCGATGAGTGGGGCGAATCGAACGAGGCGGACGATCGCACCTGGTCGGCCGTGGGCAATCTGCTCGTGATGTGGCGCGATCCGGCGCTGGCGTGATGGGCGTCGGGCAATTCCGGCATCTCGGGCTGTTTCAGAAGCCCGGCGCTGCGGTGCCGGATGGCGAAGGCGGCTATACCGAAGGGTGGACCGATCTGGAGCCGCCGCAGTGGGCGGTCGACATTGCGCCGGCGTCGGTGCGGGATCTGGAACGCCTGAGCTCGTCGACGGTCGCGGCGACGGCGACGCACGTCATCACCGGCCGCTACCGGCCGGATGTGGACGTCTCGACGCGCATGCTGTTCGAGGGGCGCGTGTTCCAGGTGACCGGCGTGATCAATGAATTCGAGCGCGATCGGCTGATGCGCCTGGTCGCGGAGGAACAGGTCTAGGCGGGCATGGCGAACAATCGGATTGTCATCACGGGCATCGAGGACTTCAAACGCCTGCCTCGAGAGCTCCGCGACAGTGCGGCGCCGATCGTCCGCGCCGGCGCGGAGGAGGCTGTCGCACGCGTGCGGAGCGCCTATCCGCGGATCACGGGCCGACTCCAGGACGGCGTCCGGCTGCGACCGCGGTCGGCGTCCGATCCGGCGGAAGTCGTCTACACCGTGGAATCGACGGCGCCCTATGCCTTGATTTACGAATTCGGCGCCGCCAGCGGGAAGGGGCAGCGGGCGCGGCCCACGTTCCTCCCGATTACGGGGCGCAGCCGCCGCGAGACGACGGACGACGTGATCGACCTGGTCGAACAGGCGGGGTTGACGGTACGCGGGAACGCGGACTAATGGCGGCCGACCTGAGCGCGATCGATAACCGGCTGCTCGAGGTGCTGGGATCCGATCCAACGCTCGCGGCGCTCCTGCCGGACGGGGCGTGGTTCGATCCGGCGCCGGCGGGGTTGTCGGCGTTCCTGGTCCTGAACCGGCCGCCCGAAATGGAACGGGCCAATGCGCTCGGGGACGCGGACGGCTGGGAACGGGTGCAGTACACGGTGAAGTCGGTGATCGAGAGCTCGAGCCGGGGTCCGTCGAATGACGCGGCGCATCGGATCCACGAACTCCTCCATCGGGGGTTACGGGAGACCGAGGCCGGCGGCTACCGCGTCATGCACCTCGAGCGCCTGTTTGCCATTACGTACGGCGAACGCGATCCGACCAACACGGCGATTGTCTATCAACATAACGGCGGGCAGTATCAGGTGATGCTCTGCCCGGCCGAGTAGGACGGTCTCAGATGATGCTCGAGGGAAGGGGTGACGCATGGCGGTTTTGAGGCGGCATGGATCAACGGGCCAGGTTCTGATGGATCCGACGGGCGTGATCCCTGGAACGCTGGTTGCGGTTGTGTCCTTGAACAAGTGGAGCGCCGATTTCGCAAAAGACATGGTGGACGTGACGGCATTTGGCGATACCGGCCATGTGTTCGTCCCTGGTCTGCCGAATGTCAAGGGCACGCTGGGCGGCTGGTGGGAAGCGCTCGCGAGTCGCGTGCTGTTCGATGCGGCGTTCGGGACGACGCCAGTGACGTTGAAGCTGGTTCCGTCCACGTTGGATGCCACGACGTTTTTCACGGGGCTCGCCTACCTCGATGCGTCCGTGGAAACGGCGGCGGATGGCGCGGTCTCGGTGACGGGCAATTGGGCGGCAGCTGGCCCCTGGACGTTGGAACCGCCTGGAACATAGGCCATGCCGATCGGCGGCGCGGTCGCGTTCATCCGCTGGCATTTCTATCAGGCGGCGGAGCTCAGGAACTACGCGATCGTGCCGGTCGACGGCGCCGGCGGGGTTGGGCGCGGGCTCGAGCTCACGGCGACCGTGGTCAGTCGGGATGCGTTCAAACTCAGTCAACGACCGCTGATCCTCGAAGTGCCGTGGGTCGTGCGGAAAGTGGGGCAGCCGGTGAATAGTGGCACGTGGCGTTGGCCGATCGTCACGCTGAAGATTCACGAAAACGGTCGGCTGAAGGCGATGCTCGGGCCGCCGGATGAACGGCCAGACTTAGTGATTGGTGACTAGGTGTCTCGATTCCTGAAGCCGGAGCTCGTCCGGCTCGATATCAGCGGCGGCGATTGGATTCTGATCAAGAAACGCCTGAGCGCCGGCGAGAAGCGCAATATTTTCGTCCGCATGGTGCGGTCGATGAAAGCGGGCGAAAAGGTCGAGCTCGATCCGGCGGCCGCGCAGATCGCCCAGGTCGCGGAGTACCTGGTGGATTGGTCGCTCGCGGACGGGGACGGCCAGGTCGTCAACATCCGGGGCGTGGACGCGGCCACGATCAAGTCGGTGCTCGATAACCTCGACGCGGACACGTACAGCGAAATCGAAAAAGCCGTGGAAGCGCATATCGAGGCGATGGAGCAAGAAAAAAAAATCCCGGCTACCGGGAGCTGATCGCGAGCGATCTGCGGATTTGCAAGATCATGGGCTGGACCTACGCGGACGTGCTGAACCTTCCGGCGGATGTGTACGATGTGCTGCTCGAGGAATTAAAGAAACCAGCGGACGAGGCCTCATAACATGGCCTTGACGGCCTCCTTCGTCGCGGATTTTAGTGCGCTAACCGCGGCGTTCAATAAAGCCACGACACAAGCGGAAACATTCCAAAAGAGCGCGGACGCGGCCGGGGTCGCGCTCAACACCATGGTCGACGCCCTCTCGAGCGGGCCGGCGATCGAGAACGCGGCAGATCTCGCGACCGCGGTGGAATCCATCGAGCCCGCGGCCGCCGGCGCCAGCGACAGTATCGAGAAGGTGTCGAAGGCGGCCGATGATGCCGGGAATAGTTTCCAATTGTCGGCAGGGTCGATCGCGGCGTTCGCGGCCGGATTCGTGACCCTCAATGAAGCATGGAAACTCGTCAAGACTGGGTTCGGCGTCGTGAAAGATTTCCTGGTCGAGAGCGTCGAGCTCGCGGCGAAGTCGTCAGGCGTCTACAGCGCGAAGATCGCAGAGCTCACCACCAACTGGCAGAACCTACAGGTGTCGATCGGGCAGGCGGTGACACAGAATCAAACCGTCATAGCGCTGTTCGATGAGGTCTCGACCGCGATTAAGGGGATGCAGGAAGGATTCAGCGGGAATAGAGACACGATGAACCTCGTCTCCGATACCGTCATTCTCCTCGTGCAGTCGTTCTCGCTTCTGATGAACGTGATCGCGCAGCTCGCCTATCCCATCCGGCAGACGATTAAGGAATTCAAGTTCTTTCCGGATGCTGCGGCGAAGGCGGTCCATGCCGTTCTGCTGATGGAACAAGCGCTCGTGAAGGTCGGAATCGGATCGGCCGAAGGCGTGCGAAACCTACAAGCGGCCGAAGCGACCTTACGCGGCTATAGCGCCAGCATGCAAACCGGCGTCGAGGCCACCGATAAGTTTATCGAGGTCTCGAGCACGGTTGCGACGAAGGCATCAGAGCTCGCAGAGCGGCTCAAAGAGACCCGCGGCCAGGTCGTGGCGCAAGCGGCCGCGGTCGAGGATTCCACCGCCGCCGAGAAGGAAGCGCTCGGGGCGCTCAATAAGAAAGTCGAAGCGGAGCTCCGATCGGCGCGGGCCACGATCGCGAGCGCCGGAGCGACCAAAACGGTCACGATCGCGACCGAAGATTATGCGGTCGCGATGCGTCTGCTCGAGGGCTCGACATCCGGCGCGGTCTCTGGCATCGAGAAACTTCCCCCGGCGCTCGATGATACGGTGTCGGCGCTCGAACAATCTCGCGGGGCGGCCGGCGGGCTGGCGGTCGAGTATCGCAAGGTGGCGAGCGCTGCGGAAGAACTGCCGCCGGCGCTCGAGACCGCGGCCGCCAGTACGCGAAGTTTCGGCAGCACGATGACCGAGTATTTCGGCGGCGAATTCGGCCGCACGGTCGTCGGGGCGCTTCAAGGTGGGGGATCGGTCATTCAGTCCGCTATGGCGGGCCTGGGAAATGCGATCGTCGGGAAAGATTCGGCGCTCGCGGGGACGATTTCGAAGGGTGTCTCTAGCGTGTTCGGCTCGAGCGGGATGATGGGCCAGATCGGGTCGATGATTGGCTCATTCGTTCCGGCAATCGGGCCGATGCTGGCGCCGGCGATCGAAGGGGTCACCAAGCTCTTTAGCTCTCTATTCGGGGGCGGCGAAGAAGCACAGAAAGTCTCGCCGCTGCGGGATGAGTTCTTCGCGCTCGCCGGCGGGATCGAGACCTTAAATCCGAAGGTCGAGAAACTGACGGGAAATTTCGCGCTGGTCGAGGGCGTTCTTCGGGCTGAAACGGTCGAGGAATATAACGCGGCGATCGGCGAGCTCAACGGGCTGTTCGCCATGGAATCGGCCGCGATCGAGGAAGTCACCGCCACGGCGCAGAAGTACGGGATCACGATCGAGGAGCTGGGTCCGGCCATGCGCCGGCAGGAGCTCGACAAACAGGCGCAACAGCTCTACCGCGATTGGGAGATGCTGAACGCGGCCGGCATTAAGACGTCCGTCATTACGAAAAAAATGGCGGACGAGGTCAACAAGTACGTCAAGCAGGCGACGAAGATGGGCGGCGAAGTGCCGGCCGCCATGCGTCCCATGCTCGAGCGCATGGCCGAAATGGGCGTGCTGACGGACAAGAGCGGCAAGAAAGTCACCGACCTGGAAAAGAGCGGGATCAAGTTTGCGATGAGCATGAGCGACGGGTTCAATGCGCTCATTTCGGAAGTGCAGCAACTCTCGAATGTCCTGGCAAAGTCGCTCGGGGTCGAGCTCGAGCGGACCGCCGATCGCGTGGAAGCGATCCCGGATGAAGTGAATGTCCAAGTGAAGTATGACGATCCGGGGCCGCCACGGCATAGCGGGACATCCGTCCCCGGCTACCAGGGCGGCACGGGCGGGAAGTTTGTCGACTTCGGCGCCGGCTCGCTCGTGATGCTCCATGGCAGGGAAGCGGTCGTCCCGGAGTCGACGGTGCGGCCGGCCGGCCTGTCGCCGACAGCCGCGGTCGCGGGCTCGAGCGCGGGCGTGACGATCATCATCAACGCGAACGGGAGTTTTTTTGATACGCCGGGAGACTTGCAGCGCCTGGCGGCGAAGGTCAACGAAGCGCTCACGGCGAAGTACGGGCAGACGAACCGGCTGCGGGCGGCGTGATGTGGAATGGCTCTGAGCGGCAGCGACAAAGCGTACCTCTATGCGCGGGCCGGGCTGGCGCGATCGGGCGCGACCCGATCGGGCTATGTGCCGCCGCTGCTCGGGGTCGAGTGGATCCGACGCGATAGCGCCGGCGCGATCACCTCGATTGTCGATATCACCGGGCTCGTCCTGCTCGGGTCGCTCCATGTGACGCAAGCGCTGAACGACGAGCCGGATACCTGTAGTTTTGAAATCGGGCCGCAGGATCCGCCGGCCGATCTGCCGCGCGTCGGGCAGGAAATCCGGGTGACCTGGGCGCCGGGCACCGCGCCGCTGTTTCACGGCTATGTGCTCGTGACACAGGAGGACTGGCGACTCGGCAATCTCCAGGCGCCCTGGCTCTCGGTCCAGTGCCAGGATGCCATGTGGCGATTCGATGCGCGGATCGTCGTCTATAAGTTTCCTCAACAGTCTGTGTCCCAGTCGATCGCGGATCTGGTGCGGCTGTTCTGTAACCTCGATCCGGAAAGCGCCGGCGCCCTAGATTTCTCAACGGCATTTGTTCAGCCGGGTATGCCGATCATTCCGGCGGTCGAAGTCATGAACGAACGGCCGTCGACCGTGCTGCGAACGCTGACGGCCGCGGTCGGCGGCGGATTCTACATCGAAGGCTTAAACGTCCATGCGTGGGCGGGCTCGGTGAGTGAACCTGGGCAGGCCGATCCGGTTCCGCTGACCGTGGGGCTCAAGAGTCTCAAATCATTCCGGCTGACGACGGATGCCACACAAGTACGGCGCCGCGTGCTGGTCGAGGGGCGGCGGACGTCTACGCTGATTGGCTGGCCGGAGTCGATCGCGTCGCATACAAACATGATGGGGATTCCGCTCTCCGATGCGTCGATGTTCGACCTCACGCTGCCATCAAACTCGCCGCAACTGACGCGGACGGGCGCGGCGTGGTTGCGGATGACGTATCCGAACACGGCCGGGAGTGCGGCGCCGAACGCCTTACAAACGAAGGTCGCGGTCGCGTATGCGCCAACACAGCAGGAACTGCATGTGGAAGCGGTTCCGGTCGCGCCTGCGCCGTCTGGCTGGATTCGGGTTGGCGGACAGATCGGGCGCTATAACGCGATCACGGGCAATCCGCTCACGGGTGTCTTTCAGTTGCACATTATCGAGGAATCGTTCTTACCCTACGGCCATTTTACGTCGCCGATGAAGATCGGCGAGACGGTGGAATGGGTCGATGGCGTCATGGGGATGCTTCAGGCGAAATACGGGCCGTGGGATTCGAACCTGACCTGGGCGGAGACGGCGTTCGCGCAAGTGGTCGGCGCGCCCGTGGTGACATTGGGGACGGCGCAAATGGCGCTCGACGGCTGGCCACCGCTCGAGGGATTTGTCCAGGATGGACGCTACAGCTATGCCGGCGCCCAGGCGCGGGCCGCGGCCGATTTGGACGCGTTCAAGGACCCACTCAAATCCGTGGAATGGGTGACGGAGGACGTCACCGCGCTGCCGGGGCGCTCGCAGGTAATTGCGCTCGAGAGTGCCACGATCGATCCGCCCATCAATTTAACGGTCACGATCCTGTCGGTGGATCTGTCCTTTCCGCTCCGCACCTTGGCGCCGCGGCGCGCCTGTGCGGGCGGGATCCTCAAGCCGAGTACGTTCCTCGATCTCGTGGTCACCACGCAGAATTAGACGGAGCCCGTATGCCGATTACACGGACGCCGATGATTGACGATGATGGGTCGGGTACGACTGGCACCATCATCAATAACGCCTGGAAGCAGGAGCTGTACAACCAGATTGATGCGCTGGCCGGCGGCGGGGATTTTACGGCGGAGGATCTCACCGTGACGGGCGCGCTGGCGGTCGCGGGCGCGTCGACGCTCGGCGCCGTGACCGCGCCGAGCTATCACGAGGCGGGCCGGGCGGTCGCGCTCGGGCATATCGTGGCGGTGCCGTATG